ATGTTCTAAACTAGACTGAGGTATATTATCAAGAGAGTACTTATCACCAATAATAACACAAGCTGCTACGTTACCCGTAGAAGCGTCTACCCCTGCAAGAATATTCTTACGTAAATTATCTCTAACTGCATAAGATATACCTGTTTCGCTAGTGTCCCTCACGGGAGTAGCTCCAAACATAATAATTCCAGAAGAAAAGATAGTATCTAAATCAGCTTTATCAAAGGTGGTATATGCGGATTCCTTGGCAGAAATCTTGTTAAACAAGTGAAATACCGAGCAAATGCTACTATTAGCTGTAGACCAGAACTGATTAACGCTTAACTTAGGGTAAAGTTGCTTAATTTTTTCATTATCTAGAATGACTAGTGGTGAAATAACTCCAGCTTTTTGAAGATCCAAAACCTTCAAGGTAGTTTTCTTGGCATTCTCTTGAACTTTAATACCTTCACCTTTTGTGGGTAAGGCTAGAATACAGCCGACTTTAGCGTCAGTATCCTTAGTTTCTTTTCCAAGAGACTGATTTAAATCGTGGCAAATTTCTAAAACACGAGCTACACCTCCAGCTCCTGTCCCTCCACCAGCACCAGCGCAGACCAAAACTCTTTCATACCCATTTCCAAAGCTCTTTTTTAAGAAATCAAGAATATCTTCATAACGAGTCCTAAAAACTTCATCAGCCGCGTCAGGATTTTTACCAGCTCCTCCATCACCAATTAAAAGTTTATTAGCTTCAGGTATTTTAATCAAAGAAAGGTCTTGTTGAGCTGTATTTATAACACATACCCGACGGTATCCCAAATTCCAAAATGACTCTGCGAGCCGGGAACCTCCTTGTCCCACTCCTACTACAGCAAAATTAAAAGCAGCATCATCAAATTCATCTTTTATAGAATCTTCAACTGGATCATCATCTGGCAAAGGTATATCAGGTAAATCAATTCCTAAATCCTCCACCGGTTCTGGGGTAATCGGAGTTTCAATTTTTTCTTCACTAGGTATTGGTACTTCAGGTTTTAAAGATTCTCCTGCTGTTAAAGTTACTGGTGGAATTTCATCTTTTGGGTAGTATTCGTTAATATCTGTATCACTCATCTTCGTATCCTTCTTCTTCGTATCCTTCACCAGAGTCCTCTGAGAACGAACCAGTCATATTGTTAATAAAAGCATCTGAATTCATCGATTCCATGGCTTGAGTCCAGTGATTCACAAGATATTGTAACGACATAGCGTTTTTTTCGCTCTCCACTTTGGAGTAAACTTGTGGATTACCTTCTTCATCAAAGTTAAACAACATAAACCCCCCGCAAGACCATTCACTAATTTGATCCAGAAGCGAGTCTGGTATTCTAGTGTTCTCATTTTTACTCATTTGTATTACAATATTACACTATTTTAGATGTCTATTTCAAACTTATCTTTAATATACTCTCTTGATAACAAGTCTATCTCTTTTTCGAAAATCTCTATAATTTTAAAGTTATTATTTTCTAACCATATTCTTTTCTCGTTATCTCGCATAATTGATCTTAAATATGTAGCTCTAGAATTATTATGAAAAAACTTATTGAAAGATTCATGTTGACTACCTTGACTTTCAACAGCAATTCTTTTCGTCATATTAATTAAGTCAACCTTCATTCTTGTTCCATAAACTGGAAACTCTTCATAACAAATTTGACTATACCAAAAAGTTTTAAAAAATTGTTTTACGTTGTACTGAAATTTGGATCTACATTTTTTGTCCCATTCTACCCTGTACTTAGTTACGCTTCGGTTTACTAATTTACCACCTATATCATATAGCTTCACGATATAACCGATAAAGCATTTCTAAATTTATCAAAAAGATATTTACAAACCTCTTGATTTTTTTCAAGATATTTTCTGAAGTTGTCACCACCTTGATGCTTGGGTTCCATTTCTATACCAGCGGCACTAAGCTCTTCAATAATAGAATCACTTACAGTAATCCACGGACCTTTTACCTCAACCATGTCCCACTCCATCATAAACTGCATAACCTCATACTCGACCCAAATACTTTTACCATTAGTTCTCCCATACTTTACAGGATAACGAATAACAGACCCGGTTTTTTCATTTGCAGTTTTTCTGAAAATAATTTTACAATAATGACCTTCAGGTTTTTCTGATTTAGCAGGAATCAAATCGCCTTTGAACCTTTGCTGAAATTCTAGAATCCAATCTGAATAATGAAGAAGAGCATTTCCGCCTGAAGCATTAGTTAAGTTCGGATCAGTTTTTTCATACTGATTGACACTAACTTTGCTCCTGACTTGAGAAATCATAAAACAGATATGACCTTTTGTTGAAAGTCCGAGAGCCATTTTCTTCAAGAAGTTAGAGCTCAAAACTGAACCTCCTGCTACCTTGTCTGATTCCTCAAAAGAACGATCTAGATCTTTTTTAGGAACTAAAGCATCCATTGAGTCAATAATAAAAAAGTACTTACAATCAGTTTGATTATTCATGACAAGCTCTCTCATCAACTGTAAGACGCTTTCAAAAATATTACTTTTGTAAACGAACCATTTTTTATCTGATGTATCAACACCAGATCTCGCTATCATTTCATGAGAAAGACGACCTTCAGACTTAATGTAAACCACCATACCGTTTTCTACGGTTTTCTGGAAGTTTCTAGCGAAAGAAAGAGCACATGAAGTTTTCCCTCCCTCGGAAATACCTGAAGCCCTGATTACACCGGGTCGTAAACCGCCAGACATCTCGTTATCCATGAGAAGACTACCGCTTGATACAACATAACTAGGGGCTTCTTCGAAATTAAAATGCTCATCTTTATGATCTTTAAGATAAGACTGAATTTGATCTATAGGGTTAAAACCCTCAACTGTTTTCTTTTTTGCTGCCATATTTTAAGAACTCTTCTATTGTTTTCGTCTTTTTAACAATTATTTTATCTTCTCCAAATTTAGAATCACTAATGTCATATTTTTCAGTGCCTTTAATCTCCATTGAAAACTTACCATACTCAATTTTTAAGTATGTAAGCCCCTGAGGTGATATGTACCAACATAGACTATCAGCAATAAATTTAGGAGGTAGCGCTTTCCAAAACGCTTCAAGCGGATACTTTTCTATTAGCTTCTTAGTTATCTTCATTTCTCTGGAAGTAATACCTTTATTCTTCCAAATACTCTTAGGGTCCTTAAGAAACTTATTGATTATGAATTGATTAAGAGTAGGTTTACGCTTCCGTCTACCAGCCATAAACCTATCTTGGGGTAATCTTCATTTAAAGTCAAGGTAAAGTTATTGAGAAAGCTCAACGTCTTTTTTGACCATTCTGGAAACCAAATCTGTGAAAGATATTTTAGGAGACCATCCTATCTCCTCCCTTGCGGGGGTCGAGTCTCCATAAAGTAAGTCTACTTCGGCTGGTCTATAATATTTTTCGTTTACCTCAACTAACACGCCATTTTCTGAAGAAATATATTTTTCATTTACCCCCTCACCTTGCCAAGAACCTTCAATACCTACTTCTGAAAAAGCAGCTTCCACGAACTCTTTCACTGTATGAGTCTCATTACTGGATAAAATGTACTCTTTAGGCTCTGACTGGTTGAGCATACGCCAAACCCCATCAACAAAATCTTCAGAATCTGACCAATCTCGTTTAGCATCAGTGTTACCAAGAGATAAAGGTTTAAAATCTTTACCATCAAGTAAGGATTTGTATATACGAGCTACACCTTTGGTAATTTTTCTCGTGACAAACTCTTCTCCTCTCCTGATACCCTCATGGTTAAAAAGAATACCATGTACTGCGAAAATACCATAAGATTCCCTGTAAACTTTTACAATAAATCTAGAAGCAACTTTTGAGACTCCATAAGGGCTTCTAGGTTTAGGCGGATGGTCTTTATCCTGTGGGGCATAATCTACATCCCCCATCTCTTCTGAGCTTCCGGCGCTATAAAATTTACATTTAGGTTGAAATCTTCTAATCGCTTCCAAGCATCTAACTGTTCCTACAGTATTTGTGTCCATGACATGCTCTGGCATGTCCCAACTGCACCCAACAAAAGAATTAGCAGCAAAATTAATAAAATAATCTGGCTGTATTTCTTGAACTAACTTAGCTAGAGAAAATCCATCAGTTAAATCGCCATAAACTAATTGAAATCTTTCATTATCTATAAAAGTAGAACAGTTGTCCAAATTTATATTAGATGACCTTCGACTCATCCCATAGACAAGACAATCAGTATTTTCCAAAAGGTAATCAACCATATTGGAACCATCTTGGCCGGTAACACCGGTAACTAAAACTCTTTTAGACATTTTGTTTATACCAATTATAAGTCAAATCTAGCCCCTCGTCCAAACTGTATTTATGAGACCATCCCAATTTGTGAATTTTTGAGTTATCTCCCACTCTTCTTAAAACACCGTCAGGTCTATCAATTTGAAAAGTTATATCACCTTCGTATCCTACTAGCGATGCAATTTTCCTTGCAAGTTTCTCGATAGATATTTCTTCGCCAGTTCCGACATTTAAATGGGTTAACCCGTTTTTATAAATATCATCAGAAGTTACGTTCTCTAAAGCGAAAACACAAGCATCTGCAAGATCATCAACATATTGAAATTCTCTTTTAGCTTTACCTGTACCCCATACCTCTACAGATGGAACGTTATCTCTTTTAGCTTCGTGGAACCTACGGAGCAAGGCGGGTAAAACGTGAGAGTTTTCGGGATGAAAATTATCATTAGGGCCATACTGATTAGTAGGCATTAAAGAAAAGAAATCAGAGCCATATTCTCGATAATAACTTTGGCACATTTTAACCCCTGCTATTTTAGCAACAGCATAAGGTTCGTTTGTAGGCTCGAGAGGAGAAGTAAGTAAATACTCTTCTTTAATTGGTTGTTCCGCAAATTTAGGATAAATACAAATACTTCCTAAAAAAATTAATTTTTTAACATCGTTCTCGTAAGCACTGTTAATGATATTATTCTGAATTTGTAAATTCTGGTAAATAAATGAAGCAGGGTAAACATTGTTCGCATGAATACCTCCAACTTTTGCAGCAGCATCAATCACTGCGTCTGGTTTGTTAGCTTCAAAAAAATAACCGACAGCCCGTTGATCTAACAAATTTAAACTATGCTTGTTAGCATAAATAACTTCTACGTCTTCCGCTTCTAACCTTCTCTTAATAGCTGACCCTACGAGTCCATTATGTCCTGTTAAAAATATTTTCATATACTTACAGAACCGTTGGAAGATAGCGTTCTAGCCATTTTAAAACATCACCCGTAGGCTTCCAGCCTAAAACTTTTTTTGCTTTTTCGTTACAAGCTAGAGTTTCTTTTGGTTCTAGTCTTTCGGGTAAATAGTCACATGGAGTTTTAAATACGTCTGCAATCTGCTGTACTGTTCTGTTATCACCGTTACCTATATTAAAAGCTTCTCCAGAAAATTGACCTGTATAATTCGAAGCCAATATATTAGCGTTTACAACATCGCCCAAGTATGTAAAATCTCTTTTCTGATTACCTTTACCATAGATGGTCAAGTTTTTACCTTCTCTAGCTTGTTGAATAAATTTACCTATAACTAAACAATAAGCGCCTGAAGTCGGAGCATTTTCTCCGTACACGTTAAAATACCTCAGGCAAACAGTGTCCATGTTGTGGATTCTAGAGTATAATTGACAATACTGTTCTCCAATTAACTTTTGTAAACCATAGGGGCTTAATGGATTAGGAGGGGTATCTTCCAAAGTGGGTATAATTTCTGTATTGCCGTAAATAGATGAGGAGGAAGTAAAGATGAACCTTCTAACTTTAGCTTTACGTGAATACTCTAGCATATTTAGAGTTCCCTCTACATTGGTAGCGTTAAAATGAACAGGCTCGTTAATAGATGGCTGAACTCTAGCTTTTGCAGCTAGATGGAAAACAGTATCAACACCTTCAAAAGCGTCTAGAAGTTTTTCGTGCAAACCTGTTTGTGTTTTAATGTGAGATATATTTCCACAAACTGTTTTAACTGATGATTTTAAAGAGTTCTCATTAAGAAGTTCTCCGCCAGAAGAAGAGTGATCATCTACAACTACGACCTCATGACCTTGTGCTGCAAGTTTTTTTACCAAAGCTGAACCTATAAAACCAGCTCCGCCTGTTACTATATGCTTCATATTTTTATTATTTTATTAAGCTTTTAATCCTACTTATTCTATGATCCCAAGTGTGGTTTTTCAAGAAATGTTCATAGGCGGTTTCAATTATCTCCTCCCTTTTTTCTTTATCTTTTGAAAAATAAAGAATCTTTTCCTTAACGTCGGAAAAGTCGGGTTTGAAAGTCACACAATGCTTGGTTGAGTCAAAAATACCTTCATAGGCATCGCTATCAGGGCAGAATAGCAAAGATTTAGAAGCCATAATTTCAAAAAATCTAGTACCAACTATTTCTATAGCAGAGGGCGTGCAAAACCAAATTTTACTCCTATTAATTAACTTGGAATACTCAACTCCATGATAAAATTTGTAGGAGTGAAAAATGTTTATATTTTCAGAGATATTTGAGGAAGCCAGATGTCTTAAAAACCTTTCTCGTATGTTGTTGAATTTATCTCCCATCATGTCCTCTTTAAATTTTCCCATCTTTGAGCCGTCATTTTTGTAATTATGTAAACTCCCAGTAAAACCAAAATCGTATTTTTTATCTTGATTATAATCTTTGAAAATGTTGTGATCCGCCGCGAAGGGTAGTTGTTCAAACCTGAGGCCAGTTTTTTTCTCCCACTCTTTATATAAATGATGCACCGTAAAACAAACATCAAAGTTGTTTTTTTGGGCGTACTCTAGCCGAAGATCTAATTTTTTGTATTCTTTATTTAGTAAGTAAAATTTTTTAATATCTGTTTCGGCTGGTCTGATATTTGGGTGAGGATCTACGGTCTCTAGGGATTCATCTGAATCCCATCCCGCAGAAAAAAATAAAAGATCAACCTTTG